ACAGGCGGCCAGATCAGCCGGAACACTGCCGCCCAATTGCAGTGCCAGCGGGTGCTCGGCTTCGTTGTGGCGCAGGAAGCGGTCGTGGTCGCCGTGGAGGATTGCGCCGGTAGTGACCATCTCGGTGTAGAGCAGGGCGTGTTTGGAGAGCAGACGTAGGAAGAACCGGCAGTGGCGGTCAGTCCAGTCCATCATGGGGGCAACACTAAAGCGCCGAGACAGCGGAGGCCTTGCGTTTACGGGGCTAAAGCTCTGTTTATCTAGCATTTTACTCAACGTGTTCTGGGCGTGTTTTCGGGCGTTTTCAGGCGTTTTTAAAGTCTCGGTGGTACGATGTACCACTTCAAAACTGACGCGTACCACTTTCAATATGGCGACTATCAGGGCAAGAAAACTGGCGGATGGGACTGTGAGCTATACGGCACAGATCCGCATCAAGCGCGACGGAGTGCAAGTCTACCAAGAGAGCCAGACCTTCGCCCGAAAACAGGCCGCCCAGGCTTGGGCACGCAAGCGCGGCTCGGAGCTGGATGAGCCTGGTGCGATTGAGCGCGCAAACCGAAAGGGCGCCACGCTCAAAGATATGACCGACCGCTACCTGGTCGAAGTGGAGAAGGCCAAGCCACTGGGCAAGACCAAGCGCGCCACACTCAATGCGATTGGCGAGACTTACCTGGGCAAGTTGACCGATACGGATATCAACACCCAGTGCCTGGTCGATTACGCACTTTGGCGAATGAGCGGGAAGGGCGGTGGCGTTCAGCCACAAACCGCTGGCAATGACCTGGCGCACCTTGGTGCAGTGCTGGCAATTGCCAAAGACGCGTGGGGCTACCAGGTCGATCCGCTCGCCATGGGCGGTGCGCGGCGTGTGCTACGCAAGCTGGGCTACAACTTGAAAAGTCGTGAGCGTGACCGCCGACCGACATTGGATGAGCTGGGACGGGTGCTGACGCACTACCAGGCCATGCAGGTGAGGCGCCCGACTGTCATAAATATGCTGAAGGTCGTGGGCTTCGCCCTGTTCTCCACGCGCCGTCTCGATGAAATAACCCGGATTCGCTGGGCAGACGTAGACGAGGCCGGCCAGCGGGTGCTGGTGCGCGACATGAAAAACCCAGGGCAGAAGATCGGCAACGATGTTTGGTGTTACCTGCCGGACGAGGCGTGGCATATCCTCCAGACGATGCCGAAAGCCGGCGGCGATATATTTCCCTACAGCCCTGAATCCATCTCCACGTCCTGGACGAAAGCCTGCAAGTTTCTGGAAATCGCGGACCTGCACTTTCACGACCTTCGGCATGAAGGAATCAGTCGCCTGTTTGAAATGAGCTGGGACATCCCGCGTGTAGCAAGTGTTTCCGGCCATCGTGATTGGAATTCTATGCGGAGGTACACCCATCTGCGTGGCAAGGGGGACCGTTATCTGGACTGGGAATGGCATGAAAAGATATTGAGGGCGCCCGTCCAACTGGGCGCCGCATCAATGAAATGGCTCAAAAGGCGTGTTTTAACCCGTTGATCTGGCTGTGCTCTTTAACTGCTGCCGCGCGTTGCAGGTCCAGGTACGCGGCCAGGTCGGTGAGGTGGACGCCCCTGGCCGACTTCTGGCTGGGCTCCAGGCGGGTGATGGGCAACTTGATCTGACCGCTCATCACCTTGCGCTGGAACATGTCCGGCGTCAGGTGCGTGAAGTAGTCACGGCACACCACCTCCAGCGAGATAATCGCTTGGCCGTCGTATTGAGCCATCAGAATGAAGGCTGTGTTCATGGTGCATTCCTCGCGCCGCAGTTCGGGCAGTCGTCGAAACGCTGCCGCTCGCTGAGGAAACGACCGCACCCCTCGCAATTGGTAAGGTTGCTGTATGTCCTTAGGCGCTCGACTTTGATTTTGGGCAATCGCAGGCCAACCGCCCGATGCGCCTGTTTGTGATCAAGTAATGAGGCCCGCACAACTGGCCGCGCCCGAACAGCTATATAGCCGCAAGGCCAAAGCTCAAAACCAAGCGACCTATAGCTAAATGCATCCTGGCCACCTGGGTGGATCGCGTGCTCCAAATCGGCCGTGGGACCAGACCCGCCTAGCCAGACCAAATCATTCCCGTCCCAGTCGCGTGCGTAGGCCACATAAAAACGGCCATCCGTATTGTGGTAGGCAACCGCTTCGGAGCGGCTGAGGTACTGGCAATCTACTCCGGTTTCTGACAGAGCCCGCGTGTAGGTCACTGGTACCGGCAAATCGGTCTGTCTGCTTGCGTACAGCTTCAAAGCGCGTTCTTGTGTGAACTGCTCTGCCTCGTCGAGATTAGAGGTGTAGCCGCCACCTTTACGCCAAAACATGGCGCGGCTACCGACGCTAGTTCGGCTGTCCTGGAGGTAGAAGAGGTCAGACATGAACAACCTCCTGCTGAGCCACACTCAGAGCAATCGCCACCGGCTGAGCCTTCTGTTCTGCGGGTTTTGCTCCACCGCCTTGGATCTCGCAGATGAACCGATGCCGCTTCCGATTGGGTGCAGTCAGTGCGTGGGTCAGACCTGGCAAGACGTTGGCGCATTGCTCGTAGGCGTTGGGCCCGCTCCAGCTATCAATCTTTACCACCTGGCAATCCGTGCGAGCCGCATCCGCGCACAGGTAAAGCAGGAGAAATACCTTCATACCGCCTCCTGTCGCTCTAGACGGGAATGAACCGGTGTTGGGTTGATGACGGACGCCATGGTCATGACTCGCATATCGCGGTCGTTCAGAGCCGGAAGCTGGTCCTCGGACGGGGTCGATGGGAACAACTGGTTAACCTGTACGAACGCCGAAAAGGCATCATCGAAGTGAACGGAGAGTGCTTTGCGCAGTGTGTCGTAGTGAAGTTCGAACTCAACAGCTTCTGATGGTGTGACTTCCACGCCAATTTTCTTGAGCCTTCCTTTGCTGACATAGAGCCCCGGCGATTCTGAGTCGCAGATCTTCGACATGATTTGCGCCGCCAACTTTCGGTCGTAACTGGTGGAAATGGGAAACCATCGGATCTCGCGGCGGTCGTCGACCAGGTCGTCGATAGTCAGTCCGTGACGCGCTAGTAGCTTTTCAAGCATTCGTTGGGCGTTATCCTTTTCTCCTCCTTCGCCTCGCTGTGCCAGGGCCAGCAACTTGCGTAGCTTGGCTTCTACTTTCGCATTGTCGCTTTGGTTTCTAGGTGATCGCATGGTGCTTCTCCTTTGAGGCAGTGGGGGAGTTGCAGCTCCCCGTGTCCTGCCTGTGTTGGGTATCAGTGTGCGTATCGACGCGGTTTGTTTTGTTTCGCCGCTTCGCGCTCGGCCATGAAAGCAGCCCATTCCGCCATTTTGGTCTGTTGGCGGATGCGGCTACATGCCTGGTGTTTGCGGGTGGAGCGAGCGTTGCCACAGATATCGCAACGGCTGGGCAGGTCAAGCCGATGACTTGCCATGGTTGGGCGCTCGCGTTCAGGGCCAACGTGTTTAGGCATTGTCACTGCCCTCCCATAAGCATGCGTGTCAGTGCATTGGGCTGACCTTCGGGCGTCAGCTTGTCGAGCGGCTGCGTAACGCTGCGACCGTTGTCAGCGCGCAAGGTGGCAACGTTTCCATCGATCCCTATGATCACGCCTGTACGTGCGCTGAGCCGATACTCCCGGCCACCGCCGCTCATTGCGACGTAGCTGACCTTGTCGGCGACAGCAAGCGAGGTTGTGGTAGCCTCTGCGATGCCGCCTTGGGGTTGATTCACTTGCATGGTGCTTCTCCTTTGGGTGGTCGGTGTCGAGGGGTTGCAGCCCCTCGGCACCACCTTCTTACTGGCTTTCGCCGGTTGTTTTTTGCTTGCGCACCAGGTGCACAAGCACATTTTCAAGTTCGGCAACCTCTTCGGTTTCTGTCTGCCACAGCAGGACGGCCACGATTTGTTCGGGGCTGCATTGCAGCACCAGAATTTCAAAATCGGTTGCCGCGCTAACTTCTAGAATTTTGACCAAGTCGTCAGGCGCGTAGGCCTCGGCGTGAATGACTTTTGAGCTTTCCCCAAACCAATCCCTCAGCTCTTCGATATGTCTGTGACGGTTCGTTGCGCCGTTTTGGCCGCCGCTTGCGATGACTTGTACGTGCATGGTGCTTCTCCTTTGGGTGGTGTCAGACGTTGCAGCGCCTGGCAGGTATTGCCGCTGATTAATCAGGCCTGGAAGTGCCAGCACTTCACGATGGGTTGCTTGGTGACGACGGCGTTGGTCTTACTGGCCTGGTGAGCCCGTACCGCGCTGTCAGTCGCCTTGTTGACGTCGAGCAGCTTCCGCGAGCGGGAATCTTTCAGGCGCTCGCGCAGTTCGCTGACGTCGGCGATTTTTTGCCGGTTTTCTGCCGCGCATTTCACGAAGTCGTTGAGGTTGATGGCGATGACGTGGTCCTTCTTGCTGTGGTTGACCACCGGGCCATCGGCGTCGAGACCTTCCAGGTATTCGTAAACTTCCCAGAATTCAGCCACTACCGGATGGTCGGAGCTGATCGAGGCCTGGCGCTCAATTGCCATGCGGATGATCTGCGAGCGGGTGTGCTCGACCTGTGCGTTGGTGAGCGGCACCACCATGCACAGGCAGTCCAGCAGGGTGAGCATTTGAGCGTGGTTCTTGTTGATCCGCTCCACGCGGATGTAGCCGCGCAGCTTGTTGCCACAATGGCTACATTCGCCGTGCTCGTCTTTGAATGGGGTGTCGCAGGCAAAGCAATGGGAGTGCAAGTTGCGCAACTTCGCCTCGTAGCCCGCAACCCGCTGGCCGAACAGTTCCATCACCTCCAGTTCTTTACGCACGGCCTGCAGCACAAAGTTGCTGAGTGTCGAACCTTCTAGCGCGTTGAGCCGATCTGCCGCCGCACGGCTTTCAGCGGTGACGTTGGGTCGCACGAAGTGCAGTTTGACGATCCGGGTCATGATCGCCTCTGAAGCCACCACAGGGGCGTTTTGGCTGATGGCGATGGTGCCGCGAAACGGCGGTTCGTAGGTTTCGTTACCGGCGGTTTTAACGCCCTTCGTCGCCAGGGTGCCGCCGCCGTAGTAATCCTTGAGTTCGTCCCATTCGAAGGTTTTGGCGTGGGCCTTGTCGTCACCGCTACGGTCTGACTCCAACAGCACGATGGGCATGCCGGAGACCTGACCCATCAAGCGGCTCCGGCCGGCCTTGGTGGATTTGGACGGGTCAAACCCTTCGTATCCGTCGCGGCCCGCGAGTTTCCATAGCAGCGTGAGCAACGTGGTCTTGCCGGCGCCGGCCTCGCCAGTGGCTTCAAGGAAAGGAAACGACTGGTACCGGCCGCGGATCTGTTCGGCGAACAAAGAGCCAAACCAGAAGGTCAACGCCACGATGCCCTGCGCACCAAAGCACTGCCACAGAAGCCCAAGCCACTGGTCATCGTATTTTTTGCCATCCTTTTCAAGATCGATCTTCACACCCTTTTGCAGAGTCTTGAGTTTCAACTTACCCATCTCAAAAAACTCTTCCTCGTTGATGTGGATCACCTGGCCTTCACGGATGGCGACGTCGTTGAACACGTAGCAGTGGTATTCCTTGCTGTAGCCCACGTAATCGATGGTCTGAACCGTCTTGATGCCAAAAAGCTGGTCTTTCATGAGTTTGTCCAATTGCTGTCCACTGCCGGTGAACACGGCTCCGGCACCCATGCCGAGAAGTCTTTTCTTGAATTCGCTGGCAGCGGCGACCTGTCCGCCCGTGAAGGTGTTTTTCACTGAGCCGCCGTCGTGCGGGAAGTCGACGCGGAAGAAGTACCAGGACTCGTCGGTAATCTCGTTGCGCTGGAAATAGAGGGCTTTGGGGTAGCAGTTGGCGATCTCGACGACGCAGCCGGCGACGTTCAGTGCCTTCTCCCGAAGCTGCTTTTCATTGAGTGTTTGGGCTTCGTGGCCATCGCTCTTTTCGAGGGCCTGCTTGGCGCTGTTGTATTTCGCCAAGTCCAATTTCCACCAGTACAGGCGGGAGTCGAAACAGAAGTGGAATTCCTCCCGTTCACGCCACTGGTACATGAGCAATGCCTTGTCGCTGGCACTTTCTGCGATCAGCAGGGCGCCCTGGTGGCGCGCTTCTTTCAAGTCCTTTTCGATGCGATCAGCGCGGGCTTTTTCATCGTCGATAAATGCCCAGCGTTGATGCAGATCGTTCCAGTCAACCTTGCGGGCGTCAGGCTGTGACACCTGAGCCGCCTCGCAGGTAAAACCGAATTCGCGGGCACGGTTGACCCACATACGGGTGTACTTGTGAGCGCCTGGCTCGTTATCCAGAGCCCAAACCAGCTTCGGGGTTTTACCGCCGCGAGCAGTGATCAGGGCCTTGAGTGATTCTTCTGGAAAGGCGTTTGAGGACAGCGCCGCAACCGCAGAGATACCGTTTTGGATGAGCGCTATGGCGTCGAAGATGCCTTCAACGATCCACAGCTCATTTACTTCCAGCAGATCCACGCACGGCGGGCACCACCAGTGCCCCCTGTAGCTCTTGAGGGGTTGGAAGCGGGCCTTCTTCTTACCGAAACGTGATGGTTGATCAATCAAGCGCTCCCAGTACCCACCGTGCTCCAGGGGGAAGCGCACGGTGGCAGAGCCAATATTCAGGTCGCGATCAAAGTAGCTTTCCTGGGTGTACCAGCCTTCTATCAGCTCAACGCGGAAACCTCGGGCAAACGTCAGGTACGCTTTTGCGCTGGCGGCAGGTTCGTCACGGGTGGCCGGTGCGCGCTTGCTCCAGTCGTCGAACAGGTTCGGGTACAGCTCTTTGGTCGGAGCCATGTACCGGCAGTTTTTCTCGCGGCCACAGCGGATGAACCAGGGCTCATCGTGGCGCGAAAACAAACGTTTCTGATTGCACTGCGGGCAGGTGCCCTTACGCATGTAATGCGTGCCTTTCATGTGCTGAAGGCCGTAATCAGACTCCAGGCGCTGAAGAACATCAGCGCGGATCTTGTCTTCCATGGGCTTGCGAATCACAGCACATGCTCCGCGATCGTGACAACGAGCTGTTTTTTCAGCTCGCTGCGCGTCTTGCAGATGCCTGCCAGGTAGGGCAAGTCCTCAAGCACCTTCGGCGCCCGCTGACCACTTGGCACATTCCGGTAGCGGTCGGAGTACCAAATATCAGCCATCGTGACTTCGTACTGACTGGTCAACCACAACAGGTAGTGCTGCGCCTGTTGTTCTTCCAGCTCTAGTTTTATGGTGATTTTGCTCATTTCGGCCACCAGTAAGTTGCAAATTTCCCCTACCCACGCGGTGCGGGCATCTAACAGGGAGGGTTTTGGATTAGTGCGGGAGGTTGCGAGTCAGCAGCAGGCGTGTAGGGAGCAAGCGTGCTGAAACGGGATGTCGCTGTTGGGTGCAGTTGTCGAGCAGCAAGATCATCGGGCGGAAAGGGCCGCTTGTAGGATGAATACCAAGCCAGGCCACACGCTTGCAGGTCATGCTTTCGAACTCGGCCACCGCCAGCTCAGCAATGCGCTGCACCAAGTGCGTTGGCACTTCGAGCGACTGGGTCAGGTACCGGCTGCAGTTCTCTAAAAGCTGGCTGTCGCCAGCGAGATGCTCGCAACGGTGGCGGTACAGATAGGCCACGGCTGCTTGTTGCATCGCGGCACGGTAGTCACTAGCGGGGTTGGTAGTCAGGGCGATGGTGTTCATACAGGTACGGCCTCCATTTCCAGTTGATCCAGCAAATCGGGTTGATCGGTCTTTGCCGTGAGATTCTGTCGAGCAAGGAGGCGCACTTTGGTGGGCGCCATGGGCAGAACGGTAAGGGGGCGCTCGATGCCTGATGGGCTCAGCTGGTATTCCCAAACCAAAGAGCCGGAAAACGTGGCGCCGCACAGCAGGTTGGTGCATTCCGAGTACATCGAACGGAAGCAAGGCGTCTGCCCCTCGGAGGTCCGGATGCGCATCGAGCTGCCGCAGCAGGGACAGACCAGCTTGTAGGTGCTCAATGCTTTGGCCCCCGGCTATGCAGCAGAATCGTTGCCAGAACTTCAGAGTGACGGGCCGCCATGTAATGGCTGTGAGCGCGCAAAATCGCCTCGGCTTCGTCCCGTTCAATGACGCCGTCGTCCAATGCCTTCGCAATGATCTGGTCGACCACACCGCGCTTGGCTGCAGCACGTACTGAGCGGTTGTAGAGGTCTACGTTGTCCAATGTTTCAGGCTTGGCGAGGGGGACGAACATGCCGCCGTACATCGCCGCGATGTATTCCGGCAGGTAGGTGGTGCCCATGTCCTGCTCTAACAGGTGGATCTGTTCATCGCTCAGGGGCCGACTGCCGGCGTTTTCGTAGATGTGGTTATCGAACTTCTTGAGTTCGTATCCAAGGCGGGCTGCAGCGCATTCACGGCCACCTTCGTAGTCGTTGATCACTGCGCTCATTACCTGGCGCTTGGTCGCTAGAACTGGGCGTTTCATCTTCTGGTTTCCCCTTGGAGCCAGAGGCCCTAATTTGTAATCACGCCGTCTTTGATTCCGAGCAGTACGGCCGCGCGGTGAGCCTCACCGCGCAAGCACTTCTTCTGTCCGTTCAAAACCGCATAGACCGTCGATGGGTTGAATTCATTTTTTTCGGCCCAGTCTTTGGCCGAGATCCCGAGACGTGCGAGACGGTCACGGGCCTCTTGGCATGCTTGCTCGATGGGGGATGCGTTCGGCATAGTCTCGTTTCGTGTGGTTTCGTGTGATGACAGGGGAAGAATATTCAACGCATGTTGAATAGTCAACTCAATAAGGGGTTGTTTTGTTGAATATCGGTGAAAGGCTGAGAGAGGAGCGCGTCCGCTTGGGTTTCAATCAAGGGGATTTCGCAGCTTTTGCGGGTGTCGCCAAGACCTCCCAGTTCAATTACGAAAAGGGCGACCGAAGTCCTGATGCGGACTATTTAGCTGCTGTGTACGCGAAAGGCGTGGATGTCCTTTACGTCATTACGGGCGAGCGCAAGCCGCAGGCTGCCGATAGCATCCCGGCCGAGGCATCGGAGCTTCTTAAGCTGTATGAACGTGTTAGTGATGCTGACCGACAGGTATTGCTGCGGATGGCCTCGGCGTTCGCTAGTGTCGCGGCTTCGACCGGCAAGAAGTCCGCAACTGAGTAAACCTTCGCGGATTGAAACAATTGGATGTGGTATGCCGACCAAGCAGGTCGGCTTTTTCATGGAAGTTAAAGGAGTAGCGGAATGGCTTTGAAGCCTTGTAAGTCCTGTAAACACGACGTGGATACGAGCGCAAAGGTGTGTCCAAGTTGCGGAGTGAAAAATCCTGGGGTGACCGCAGGGCAGCAGGTGTTCGGAATAGCGATTCTTCTAGTGATCTTCGCTGTCGCGGTTTCAATGTGTTCCGGGGGGAATAAGGATAAAACTGCTGACAAGGTCGTTCAGCAAGCTGCATCAAATGCTGCTGTGTCACCCTCTTACTCGATCACGAAAGATGATTTCCGTGAAGGCAGGCCACGCAAAGTTGAGGTCATGCTACCCGAGCGTCTGAGCGACGCAGACCTTGCCGAAGTGGCAAAGGCCGTTCGTGCCGACACCAAATTCAAAGCCGAAAAAACGTTCATTGGGTTTCGCGTTGATGGGCAAACCGACAGCGCTTACTGGGCTAACGCCAGTTTCGATCCTGACTACCGCTCCTCTCTGATTGGCCTGAGCGCGCAGGACTATCAAACCCTAAAAGCGCTGGACTTGAAGGATTATCAGAACAGAGTTGGTAGTTGGTTGCGGGACGGCGCGCTGGGTCATGTGATGGTGCTGTATAAGCAGGGCGACAAGTACTTGATCGATTCTGTCTTCTCCAGCGGTGGGAAAAATACCTCGCAGTACGTAGGTAAAAAACTGCCAGATGGTGGGTTGCGCCTGGACGACCCCGAAAGCGGCTTTGACGAGCATTACGTAGTCGATGCCAAGGGCAACTTGCAAGGTTGGGGAGAGAACGGTGTGTATATGACCCTCCCTCCGTTCAAGCCCGCTCAGTGACGTAACAAAATACATATTTTTTTGCCTGCTGCCCCATGACAAAGCAAAACGTGATGGAAATTAGCTGTTCCCCGGGAGACTTCAACGGCGCCATGTAGGCACCGAGTCCCCGTTGCGTGTGAAAGGAGTATTCGCATGATGGAGAACAGCGGTGTATCGGAAAAGGAAATGTCAGTCAGAGATTCGAGCTGTCTTAGCGATCAAGAAGTAAAGCTCCTGATGATGTTCAGGGCAATAAATGCTCAGCGGCAAAAAGACGTGTGGCGTGTGTTAGAAGCTTTCACTCAATTGGCAGAGTAGTAAAGGAGACCCCGAACCACGTTCGGGGTCCTTATCTAAGTAGTGATACTGAGGTGAATTATGAGTGATGAGGTAGATGTATGGGGTGACGATTTTATGGATCGTCAACCAAGCAGTCGCTTTTTGACTAACTATATCCTTGCAAATGAGCATGTAAAAGTCTTGAACGTGAACTCGCCTTGGGGAGCGGGTAAAACTTTTTTCCTGAATCGTTGGAGAGCTGATCTTAGCAAGGAGCATGTATGTGTGTTGTTCAATGCTTGGGAGACCGATTATTCGGCCGAGCCTCTCTTAGCACTTATTACATGCATTGAACAGCAAACGAAAGATGAACTTGATGTAACTGCAACAGAAGCTGGAAGGCGAGCGGTTAATCTCGGCGCAAATATTTTGAAGAAAGCTGCTCCCTTAATTGCCAAGGGACTGGTGAAGAAATTTGTAGGCGTGGAGTTGGACGAACTTTTAGGTGCGGATGGTGGCGACAACGCTGCTGAGGGCGCAAAGGATTTAGTGTCTTCGTTGATTGAGGATCAATCAAAAACTGCCACGCATGTCGAAGAGTTCAAAACTGCCGTCGTTGAACGGTTGAAAACTGCTGCGGAAAATAATGGACTGAAAGCGCCTGCATTTATATTCATAGATGAATTGGATAGGTGCAGGCCAACCTACGCTATTGAGTTGTTAGAACGCATAAAGCATTTTTTTGAATTGGAAGATTGTCGGTTCGTTATCGCCTCCGATTCAAAACAGCTTGCGCATTCTATACGTGCGGTCTATGGTCAGGGTTTTTCATCTGAGAGATATTTAAATAGATTTTTTGATGCGGAGTTTAATTTAGATAATAGTGATATTTTTAATATGGTCCATAGGTGTCTGCCAGTTATTCCTACGGTGGAGTTAGGTATAAATATAACCGGGGATGTCGGTCGCCACCGCTACGACTATGATGAGGTCAGGTATCCGCAAAAAAATACTGTAATAACAGATATTCCTGGGTTTACGGAGAATCAGGCCATTATCGTGGGGTTATGTAAGTATTTTAAAGTTGAGCTTCGTGAACTAACAAATTACATTAAACAGATAAAGAGTGCGGCTGATACAATCGGTGGCAATGTTCAATTTTTCTGGCTTGCTTATTTGGTGTTTTTTAAAGCGTCTAAATCTGATGAGTATTCGGATTTGTGGCTTTCTAACAAGTGGCGCCAGGCTGTGGAAAACTATGATGCGGCAAAGGCTGATATCGTAACTTTTTCATTTACTAGGGAGCTTTCCTTAGTTAAAGATATTGCTCTTTTTTATTTGACAATGCTGAATTCGAATGGTGAAGAGTTGCGGGCCTTGACAAATAATATAGATGGCTGGAGGAATAGTATTTACTATTCGAACATTAACAATGATGGAATACGTAAATTGAGGGCGTATAAAGATATTGTGGAATTGGCTCATAGGCTAAGTTGATTTTTTGGAGCTCTGATTTTCGGGGCTCCTATTTAAATTTGGCGTGCCGGGGATTTGCTTTATATGTCGTTCCCATTCTCGTAGTACGGCTCTACTGGCTGTCCTCTCACTAGCATACAGCCACCGCAACCGCCTCGGCTTCGTCTGATCCCCCGCTGTAACCATCTTTTCCTTCCCGGTTTTTTGATCGCGGTAGTAAGCAATTATCCCCGTGTAATCGCCTTTGTTCTCTTCCGCCAGATCTTCTACGCTGTCCTCTGGCAATTTGCTCTCCAGCTCCAGGCTAACGGTGTAGCCGCCATTCGGGCTCAGGTTGTGCTGCACGTTGCCGCCGTACCAAATAATCTCGTCGATTTCCGCCTTAACGCCCTGGAGCGTGTACGTCAGTTCGGGGATCAGATCCGGCCGGCCCATTGCAAGTGTATAGCTGAGTGTGGCGCTGCCGCGTTGCAGGCGTCTGAACTCGCCCCTTGCGGCCCGGAGTGCTGACTGCTGGTCGCTGTAGGTATGGCGCAGGTCTTTGAGGTTCTCGCCGCCACCGGCAATCGCTTCCTGTTTCTTGGCGCTGTTCACGTCGTAGAAATACGCGCGCACGCCGTCGTAGCTGTCGCGATCCGCCTGCAGGTAGCGGTGTTGGTCGCCGTCGGCGCGTGTGAGGGTAATGTGGGGCAGGGGAAGCCCACTGGCGGTCTTGCCGCCGCCTGCTGGGATGCACAGCAAACACCCAGCCTTCACGCTGGCCACCGCATCGAATTCTTCGCCCAGGCGCGTGATCAGGTTGGCGTCTGATTCGTTGGCCTGGTCAAGCTGCAGGATCGGCAACGCACCGAGCGCCCCGGCCACGGTTGAGGTGAGGTTGTTTCCCATGGCGATATCGCCGATGACTTTGCCCAGCGTGGTGTTGCTCCAGCTGCGCTCGCGCTTGGTCTTCAGCCCTTTGCGCAGGTCTGCTGATCGAGCGCGGATGCTGAGTACATCCGGCGCGCCGCTGTGCTCTGTCTCGTCGACGGTGTAGGTGCCCTTGTCCACCAGGCCGGTGTCGCTCCAGCCCAACCACAAGCGAAGTACTGCGCCCTTTGGCGGTATCGATAGCAGGCCGTCATGGTCGCTCAATGTGATCGTGAGCTGGTCGGCTTCGACGCCACGGTTGTCGGTTAGATCCAGGTTCATCAGCCGCGGGCTCACCTTCATGGCGATATCGTTGCCGTCCACCGTGAGACGGAAGGCCGGAACAGGATAGGCGGCATCCCGGACAAAGCGTTCCGCCGTATCCACGAGGTAACCGGTGACTTTGGACAGCGCGGCCTCTATCACAGCAGCCCCCGCAGAATGTTGAGCCCGGTGCTGGTAGCGGCGCCGAGCAGGTCGATACGGTCATCATCGGTACGCTTGAGTGTGAGAGTGAACTCAATACGCCGTGGCGTGCCGTCGCTGAAAAAGATGGTCTTGTTCTCACTCAAAGTTTCTATCACCCACAGGCCGTAGATCCGGCCGCTGCCTTCAACCATGGGCCAGGCCTTGCCGGTGTTTGCCATTAAGCGCAGGGCGTCGAGACTGAGGGCGCTGCCGGCTAGCTCGGGGAGGATGATGCCGGGGAGGGTGATGGCGTCCTCGCCACGCCCGACGAACTGCCGTGCTGGAGCGGCGCCGATGCGGTTGTTGCTGGCGTGGCGCCAATCGGTTTGGCGTTGCAGTTCCTGGTAAGCAGCGGTTTTGAGGCTGAACACGAACATGCCGAGGGCCATCATCATGGTGGTTATTCCAGGTCAGAAAGTTTGCTGCGCTGACGCGCCTTTTTTTCGTTTTCGATGCGGGCCATCAGGGTGCGTACGGTCTTTTCCAGGCTTTGCAGATCGGTGCCAGGCCCTGCTGTGATGTTGAATTCGTAGGTATCGTGGCTGTCCTGGAGCATGGAAGGCGGCGCGCTGCTGATGGGCGGTGTAGTGTCCACGGCGAACGCAGGCATGGCAGTGGCGCCCAGGGCCAGAGTGCTGGCGGCGGTGAGTTGTTTAGTCATGCTGGTCAGTGCGGTCAGTGGGCCTTTCTGTCCGCCTTCCAGTCCCTGTGTGAGTCCTGCCATGGTGAAGCCGCCCAGCTCGGCGAACACACGCGATGGGCTATGGATGCCGAGCTTTTCCTTGAACCACCCGATGCTGGCATCGCCGATTGAGCTGATGGCGGTCTTGACGCTGCCAAGCCCCGCCATCAGTCCGTTGACCAGGCCGTTCACTATCATGTTGCCGAACTCAGTAAAGCGGTTGGGTAGGTCTATGCCCAGGTAGCTCAACACGCCAGCGAAGGCCTGGTAAATCAGGCCGATGGGGCTGAAGTTGGCGAGGGTATTGATGATGCTGACGATCCCACCATCGAACCCTGCTTTGATTTCCGTCCAGGCGTTGGCGAAGTAGTTCTTCACCGCGTCCCAGTTTTTGTAGATCAGATAGGCACCACCCGCCAATGCCGCAACGACGGCGGCAATGACCAGCACAATCGGGTTTGCCGAGAGCCCCCACAGCGCGATACTAACGGTGCGAAGCGCGGTCACAAGCGGGCCGATGAGAATGCCGCCGAGTGTTCGCAGCACCGTGCCGAACACCTGGAAGATGCCGATGATGCCAGGCAGGCGCAGGCCGAACATGGCCAGGCTGAACCGCAAGAACAGGAACGGCCCCAGGATGCCGGCAAGTGTGAGGGCGAGCCCGCCGAAAACGGCTGACAACACCACCACACTGGCTACGATTTTCAACAGGGTCGCAGTCAGCGTGGGGTTGGCTTTGACCCATCCATTGATCTTGTCCAGCACACCGCCGACGGCGTCCATGACTTCGACCATCGTGGCCCGCACGGACTCACCTGCGCCGCTTTTGGTGTTGAACAGTTTGTTTTGCAGCACCTGCCAGCGACCTTCGATCGCGTCGGCGCGGATATCCATCTCGCGTTGCATGGAACCACTGGCTGCTGCGTCGTTGACCAGGTCGAGTTGACGCTTCAGCTCGTCCAGGTTGTTGACCAGCTTGCCCGCGTCCTTGCCGAACTCTTTGCCGAAAATCCGCGTAGACACCTCTGTCTGTTGTTCAGGCGACAATTTTTTGATGCGGTTGAGGACACCCATCAACGTGCCCATGGCGTCCTTGCTCATGCCGCTTTGAACGGATTTTGAGTCAAGGCCGACCATCGCCATGCCTTCCTGAAACTTCTTGCTCTGCATGGTGGCAATGGACAGTTCGCGAACCATTGCCCTGGAAGCGCTCGCGGCAACTTCTGGTGCGGAGCCGAGGGACAGAAAGGTACTGCCCAACGCCGCCGCTTTGCGGTAGTCGAGCTTGTCGGCTACGTCGCTCATGCGGGTCAGCGTTTCGATGATGTCGCCGCCCTTGGAACGGGTGTTGTCGTCAAGGTAGTTGAGCGCGTCACCCAGTGCGGAGATGTTCTTGATCGGCACCTTGTAAAGGCCGGCGATTCGGCCCATGTCTTCGCCGACTTGTTCTGCCGGCAGGTCGAAGGCCACGGCGGCGGTAGCCGACACCTTCGCCATTGTCAGCAGGTTTTCCTTGCCCTGGATACCGGCCCGGGCTTGGGCTTCAACTAGAGCAGCGAACTCGGTGGTGGCAATGGGCATTTGGTTACTGGCCGCTTTGATCGCATCGGCAAACTCGTAGTAGGTGGCGGTCAGCTTGCCGTTGTTGTCCCGTGCGCCGTCGACCTGCTTGGCGACGCCCATCATGGCGGTTTCGAAGTCTACGTATTCCTTGACTACGCCGATTACAGGGCGGCTGGCGGCGTAGGCCACGCCCAGGCTGGAACCGCCGGCTACTGCCGCGTTGCCAGCAAACTGTTTGCCTTTATCGTAAGCACCACGGGTTTCCGCCATGCGTTTCTGTCGGGCGTTGAGCGCCGTGAGCCGTTTGGTTTGTTCGGTGATACTGGCGTTGGCGGCGCTCATCTGTTCGCGCAGCTGGCGCTCGTGGGTGCCCAGATTCTTGGTGCTGATCCCCGCGTCGTAGAGTTTTGAACGTAGGCCCTGCAACTGCACGCTCTGTTGTTGGTGCTGCTGCTTGAGCTTTGTTGCCTCGCGCACCGCCGCTTGAAACTCCCGCGTCATCGCCTTGGTCGGCGCGCCGGTTGCGGAAAACTGCTGGCTTAGGGCTTTGACTTTTTCGCGGGCGGCGGTGAGGGCGGTATTGGTCAGTTCAGATGCGGCGCGTTGAGCCCTCCAGGCGCTGACGTCTTTTTGCTGTGTGTTGAGTTCCTTCAGGCGGTCGCGGGCAGCCTTGAGCGCGCTGGCGGTCTCCAAGCTGCCGTTGTTGATTTGCTTCAACGGGCGGGTGGCTTTGTCGATGGCGTCCAGCACCACCTGAAGCCGCAGATCATTTGCCATCGGTGGAACTCCGTACCCTGGCACGCTCGCGCCAGTCCATCAGTTCTTGCAGGCCCAGCTGATCCATATCAGTCGGTGCCCAGTGAAAAACTACGGCCAGATCGGCCATGGCTTCTTCTACGCAACGAGGGATGCATCCGTCTTCGCCGATTTCTGTAGCAAAAAACCTGTGATCTTCAGGCTAAGGGCGACCAGGTCAGCTGGGTCCATAGAGCCGACTTCAATGCTGGTAAGGCTCGGCGTGCTGATGCGCGGTAACACCTTGATCAAACTGTTGACGTCCAGGTGCAGCAGCTCGGACAGGCTCACACCACGCAGTTCGCCAGAGTTGGGCTTGCGCAACGTGATGCTGTCGATGGTGGTGGTACCACGACGAATCGGCGTGTCGAGGACGACAGTGTTGTCGTCGGTCAGAGGTTGCACGTCGGGTTGTTCGGTAGCTACGTTTTTCATGGGTAAAGCTCCTGATGGCGAATGAGGGTGTTACGTGGCGGGTGTGAGGTTAGAAGCCCAGGGCGTTGCGCTGTTTTTCCAGCATGTCTACGCCGCCGACTTTCTCGATGAAGTTGAGCAGGTCGATTTCGATGATTTCTTCGTTGTCGACGGTCAGCTTGTAGTAGGTGCAGGTGGTAGTCATCGAATGTTCGGTGTCTTCGCCTGGCTGCGCATCACCCATTTCGATGGTTTCGTGACGGCCGCGCACGACGATTTCCACGGCGCTGACTTCGCCTGTGTCGTCTTGCTCATAGGCGCCGGAAAAGCGCATAGCGACACCCGCCGCGCTGACCATGCCGAACTGCTTGAGACTGATCAGGTCCAGCCCGCCGGTCTTCCATTCCAGCTGGATTCCATCGTCGGAAAAGCCCAGGTCAGCCTTGACTGGGCCGTTCATGCCAGCGCCGCGCCAGGCTTCCATCTTGCGGCCCAGGGCGGGCAGGGTGACGGACTTGACCACCCCCCTGTAGATGTTGGCGTCGTTGAACAGCATGAGGTTCTTGAGTTTGCGTGGCATAGCCATGGCGGTGTTCTCCGGGTGTTGGTCTGCGGGTTAACGCCCCTCGTGAGGCGTCCCGGTTTAGCCGTTGATCTGGCTGGCGAACTGCATCAGGTAACGGTCGGTGATGCGCTGGCGTAGGGTGAGGTCTTCCAGAGGTGGCACTGGCGTGTAGTCGTAATCGATCGTCAGCTTGCCGGCCTTGAGGGTGTCTTTGTCGTTGATATCTTCCGGGTACCAGGCACTGCCACCGATCAGGTAGCCCTGGGCAATCAGCTCACGGAACTTGGCGTTGATACCTTCGATGATGTCCCGCACCAGGGAAGCATGCATGGGCTTGTCCACGGCCCACATATGCGCCTCGGCCATGGTGTCGGCGAGGATCTGCGCGGTTCGGGTGTAGTTTTCGAAGGCGAACAGCGGATCATCGCTGCAGGTGCGGCTACCCCAGAAGCGGAAGCCACCCTCATTGATCAGAGTGGTGATCTCGTTGCTGTTGAGGTAGTTGGCGTCGGTGGCCGGGTTTTGCAGGTCCCAGAACACGTCGGCGCTGATGCCGGTGACACCGTTGACGGCGACGTTGGAAATGGTCTTGTGCCAGCCGGTTTCCTGATCAATCTTCGCCCGCAGGCCCAGGGCACGGGCAGTGGCGGCGGCGGGCACGGTCTTGCTGGTAACTGTGTCCCAGTTGAGGAAGTCCGGCCAGATCACCATCACTTCACGGGCGCCGAAGTTTTCGCGGTAAGCGACCACCTCTTCCTTAGTTTGGCAGTCCCACGCGCTGACATACGCAAATGCGCGCAGGTCTTGTGCCACCGACACCAGGGCGGTGGCCACTGGCAAACTGTCGAGACCTGGTACACCGAGGATGCGCGGCGTCATGCCCACGCGGGCCTTGGCGGCGAGCAGGGCCTTCATGCCTGTGTATTGGCCGCTGGCGTTGGTTGTGCCGATCAAGGCGCTGCTGGTGGCGGCTTCGTCGGCGCCTTCCTTCACGCGCACCACGATTACGTAGGGCTTGGTCTGATCACCGATGGCTTGCAGGCTGGACGCCAGGGTGCCTTTTACACCGGCTTTGCCAATGGCAGCTTGAACGCTGGTCAGCAGGACGGGCGTGTCCAGGGGGAACGTCAGTGGGTCTGCATCTTCAGCCGTGCAAACCAGGCCGATGACTGCGGTGGGGATGGTGCGAATGGGGCGGGTGCCGTCGTTGAGTTCGATGACCCGCACGCCGTGGAGATAGTCTGAACCGGCCATGGGTGGTTGCCTGCGCTGTGATGGAATGACAGTGCACAGGCTGCCGCGCGCGTGCCGGTTGGGCGAGCGTGCGGACTTGTATGAGGACTAGTTACAGGGGCCAGGTAGTTGGCCCGTAGTGCTTGGTACTACTGAACTTCATCCGCAAGCCATTCTGGCGCCACGGGACGGCCAGTTGCATCAGGGAATTGTTCGTTCGTCGGCCAGTCGCGTAACAGGGCGCGATACGCCTGCAACACAGTGTACTGGTTGGACGTCAGGGTGGTGGCGCCGCCGCTTTCTACCTGATCCCGATGGCGTGCGACGATGGAGTCCGACGTTGCAAGTTCTCCGTCGCGCCAGGCTCGCTCTTTGGCTAATAGTTCAGCTTCAGTAGGCCCGCCATTGGGAATAACTACAGGTCGACCGTTTGCATCAGGACCGATCACGCCTTCAATAGGGACTGTGAAAAGATCCGTGTAGCGTTTTTTTGTTATCTCGACAGCATCTTCTGGAATAGAGGAACTCAGCGAATCGATGTATGCGCCATTGGTAGTCCCGCTGTAAAAATATTTCATAGTGATTTACCTATCAAAAACCCACGCAGATCCAAGTAACAGCCGCCCCACCGAGAGCAGAGGTTGTTTCGTTATAGGAAACCTTTATCTGTGAAAGACTTATAAACTGGCCTGCTGAAACGCGGCAGGCCGTTGAGTCGCCTGAAACGTCACCGTAGATGGATGTCCATATTTGCAGCGTGGTGGCGGGGAAAGTCAGCGGCAGCGAGACAGTTGTAGAGTTGCCGTCGCCGAGGCTTGCGGTTCTCCCCCATTGGATAATCAGCCCACCAAGCCAGCTGGGAAAGGCGATGAAACCGTTCAGGGTAAAACTTGAGAGAAAGCCTGCTCGCAGCTTCTTCGGAGTAACAAAGGTCGCATCGTCTAAGCCAGCGTTCGTTTGGTTCTGAGTGGACACTGCGGAAATCCCAGCTACCGACTCACTGGCTGCAACGTTAGGAGCCTTTCCATCCAGACGTTGATCAGTTTGTGTTTTCGTATAGGCATCAGTAATGCCATAACCAGCTAACGTCGTCGCCTTGTCGGCCTTACTGGATAGGCTTCCGTCAATCTGCGTTTTTGTATAAGCATCACCGATGTTGTAGCCGGCAAGGGTGACTGCTCGACTCGCGAACGACTGGCCGGCCTCGGTTTTGGTGTAGGCATCGGTGATGCCATAGCCAGCTAAAGTCGTCGCCTTGTCGGCCTTACTGGATAGGCTTCCGTCAATCTGCGTTTTTGTATAAGCATCGCCGATGTTGTAGCCGGCTAGGGTCTCCGCTCGGCTTGCAAACGATTGACCTGCCTCGGTTTTGGTATAGGCATCGGTGATGCCATAGCCAGCTAAAGTCGTCGCCTTGTCGGCCTTATTGGATAGGCTCCAGTCAACCTGAATTTTTGTGTAAGCATCGCCGATGTTATAGCCGGCAAGGGTGACTGCTCGGCTCGCAAAGGACTGACCTGCCTCGGTTTTGGTATAGGCGTCAGTAATGCCGAAGCCTGCTAGCGTCGTAGGATTGGTCCCAGACTGAACAACCCCATACTTGTTGATTGTGACCCGGTGAAAAGTGCCAGGGGTCTTGTTACCAGGCAGGATTGTCTCAAGGGATTCGTCCACATATTGCCGCGTTGCCAGCACCACGGATGGATCGATCTTAAGCACGATATTGGCAAGACTTGAGACGATCAGATTCATCCGAATAATTTGAGTTCGCCCCGATCCTTGGTCCATCAGCGGCTTATATGTACCTGGGCAATTGGCAACCGCAACTAAGTCGCCATCTTGGTCATACAGCCCAAGCTCCCGGATCCAAAAACCGCCGACGCTCTCAGGGATAACCTGCTCGGCAATTATCACACCGGGGTTTTTGGAGTCAGGCTTGAGCTGGTTGAGGGGTGCCCGGCGGCGCTCGTTGATCAGCTTGGTCTGCAAGCGATCAGGGATGGGATCTATGCCGTTAGCATCACCCACGGCCATCTGCGCGAACGTCCAGGGAATGCCCAACGCGTCAGCGTTTGCCTGTTTGGCCTCACCGACAGCAGTGAGAATGGCTTGAAATTTGCTGTTCTGGTCGTTCATGGGAGGATGTCCATTGTATCAATGTGGTGTTCGCGGCCACCCAGGCGCAGATAACCGCTCACCTCGATATCTCGCTGGGGCGGAGGGTATACGCTGAGTTCGTCGCCCTCGGTGACGCAGGCTCCGATATAAAAACTGCCCGTGGTTTCCAGGCTGATGGCAAGGCCGGTGAGGTGACGGCTGCGGGGCTTGGCGTCGTCGATCAGAAAGGTAAGTTCCTGATACATTTCTTCGGTGATGCCGGTGTCCAGAACGCCGACCTTGAGCTTGAACGTGCCGGGCACGGCTTCCGGTACCTCCTGCCACCACTCGATAATTTCGATCAAGTAGCCAAGCGGCTCAACCACTCGCCTTAGTGCGCCAACGGTGCCCTTGCGTGAATGGATGTAGTACGCGGCACGCACCGCCGCACGCTTGGTGGATTCCGACCAGGCGCTATCCCAGCGATCTACCGAAAACGACCAGGCCAGATAAGGCAGGACAGCAAGCGGGCACAGATCAGGATTCCACAACAGACGCAAAGGGATCGGCACTCGCTGGATCTGCGCCAACGCCACAGCGGCCTGTCGTTCCAGTGGTGTCGAGTTGCCGGGAAGAAGATGCTGGGCGCCCATCACTGCACCACAACCGCGATTTGGATATCAGTGCAGTACGGCGCCTGGTAAGGCGTGGCGGCGATATCGTTCCAGTTCACCAGCTCGACCTTGCGTACACCTTCGACGTGCAGCGCGGCGTGAACTGCTGACTCTGAAACCTCCATGCCGAGTCGGCGGCGTTGATGTACGTAGGCGCGTAGCCGCTGCTCGGCGGCGATGCGCGCAGGTTCGGTTTCAGGCCCGCTGGTGAGCAGGTGGAGCTTGGCGTTGACCTGGTAGCGAAGGATTTGCGCGGCCTGAACCGTGAGCCGATCCGCCACAGGGCGGCGGTCTTCACCGCTGAGGTACTTGTCGACCACAGCCAACAGATCCGGCTCAGCGGTGCCGTCAGCCTGCATACCTTGCACTGTCACCACTACGACCGCTGGTGAGGGGCTTTCCGCTGTGGCGTCCGCCACTCGCCCATCCGCCGCACGGGCGTGAAAGATGTAGCTGTTTTGCGGTCCGGCAGTGCTTAAGCCTTCCCACGCCATCTGCGCGCGTTCGCGCAGGCTGTCATCAGTTTCCATCAGTTGTGGAATGGGCGGCGTTGTGGTGGGGTCACCTGCTTGAATCACAAGCTTTTTGACGTTGAAGTTTGCCGCCAGATTCTCCAAATCACTGCCCTGGGCAAGCGCGAGTAAGTTGGCTGTGGCTGCCTCGTTCACACGCTGCCGCCAGATCGTTTCGCGGTAGGCGTTCTCCTCAAGCAGCTTGGTCAGCGGCTCTGACTCCATTTCCAGGCGGGCCGCAATTTCGGCTTGTTCCTCGACCGGCCAAAGGCTGATGGCGTAAGCCTTGCGTTCGGCAAGGATCTGCTCGTAATCGATCTGCTCAACAATTTGCGGGGCGGGTAAAAGGCTGAGGTCGATGGCGGCGAAGGTGTTCATACACTGCCTCCCAGTTGCAAGGGCAGGCTCATGCTGAACTGCTCATTCGTATCGACCACACTGCCCTCCAGCTCCAACACCGACTGACCTTGCAGGTTGGCGCCGAGGAACTGAAGGCGGCTCAGGCTTACACGATGCTCCCAGCGCATGAGTGCCATGACTACGCCCGAGTAAACCCGTAGGCGCGTTACGTCGTTGAACGGATGGTCTACTAGTTCGGGCAGCAGGCTCCCGTATTCGCGGCGCATGACGCGGGTACCGATGCGGGTGGTGAGAATGTCGGTCATGCCCTGGGCTATGTGATCCAGAGTGCCGATTGGGGCGCCGGTTTCGCGGTTCATTCTGGTTTCCCCGTCTTGCCGCTGCCTGGCATTACGCCGCCGTGTTCGTGTTCGACCAGGCTGATGCCGGCCGCGATCACGTCGGTTGTGACGGTGACGGTGCCAGTGACGTTCTGGTTGCCGGTTTGGGTGTAGTCGCCCTGGTGCGTGATTGGGCCGACTATGCTGATGCCGCCTGTGCTGACCAGGTTGGTGGTGCCGCCTTCGGCAAGTGTGGCGTTTAGGTGATGTGCGACGCTGTCGTACTCGATCACGGTGCCGTCGGCGTAGGTGCGACGGTGCAGGCCGGCGCGGTTGCCGTTAGCAGGGATGTGGTCACTGGGTAGGCCAGTGATGACGACGCCATTGGCGAGTTGGCCGGATGGGCTGAACAGGATCACCTGCTCGTCAATGGTTGGTGGGTCCCACTCGCGGTCAGTTCCGGCCCGCAGGGCCAGCCAGGGCAGCCAGGCGGTGGTCAGTGCTCCGGTTTTTACCTGCACGCGTGGGGGCTCCATCTGCACGGCAGCGATGACGCCGAAGCGGATGAGGTTTTCGAGCATGCGGGACAGGGCGGCGAGGTCGTTCATGGCGTCGATGGTGATCGGACACGCGAACATGTGCAGTCGTTTGCGGTTGTAGAAGTGCGCATTACAAAATGCGGGTGGAGTTGTTAAAATTACGAAAATACAGGAGAGCATTTATGGCAAAAAAGGAAGTTACTCAACATCTTTATAGAATTTTGGATTTCACTCGCGTGGTTCAGATTTTTGAGAAGGGGGAGTTGTATTTTGCTAATCCAGGTTCTTGGGATGATCCATACGAAAAGAGAATAAAACATTCAAAAAATCATGCTGTCTTTGCTCAGTGTTGGAGTAGTGCTCCTATTTCTGATGCCATGTGGAGGATTTACTCTCAGAATGGTATGGGGGTAAGAATATCGACTACTAAATCGAAATTGGAATCTGCCTTACAAGATTCGGCGAAATTGAAAAGATACAGTTCTCGAGTTGCAAAAGTGAAATATCATTCCACAGCTATACTGACTGGGAAGATAAAGAATATTGCAGCCGATTTAAATGATGAATTTCAAATTTCTCGCGCCGTTGATGCGCTGTATATTAAGCGCTTGGCGTTCAATCATGAAAAGGAGTGGCGGGCAACTCTTTTTTCAAAAAGTGCGCAGCCTTTACAGGAACATGTGGGTTTTGCTGTTCCAGTAAATCCACATGAACTAATAAACAATATTCTTCTGGATCCTCGAGCACCCGATGAGCTTATTAATGCATTTAAATTCTATTTTCAGAATAAGATTTTATTCAAAGGTCCTGTCAGGCGTTCAGTTCTCTACAAGTCACCCAAACAGATTGAGATTGATGAGATATTACCCGATCAACTTTGAGTAATATTAGCCAGAATCCTATCGCGGATAAGGTCAAGATCCTTGTCGGTGAAGCCAAGTACTTCACGTTCTTCGTATCGCACGTCTGGAGCGCCACGCTCCGCGCGATCCTTTAACCCATACTGATGTACCCTAGCAATCCGGGCTATACGCCCGGTGAAACCCACCGAAACTGCGTTGCTATCACCTCGTACCTTCAGGTAACTGGCTGTCCGAAGTTTTTTGAACATCGCCAGCTTCCTGCGAATACGTCCGAGTTTTCCGCGCAAGTCTCGTTTTTTTCGCGGCGCAAACTTGCTTCCATCAGGATTTTCCTGGGCCGTTACTCGTTTCTGCTGACTCCGACGCAGCTCCTGTCCGATGCTGCGAGTAAGTTGACTGCGTGCACTTGGCTCCAGCCGTTCCAATAGCACCGCCGCCCAGGTCTCCAGCGCTTCCAGATTATCGGCCATCAGGTACTATCCATTCACTGGTGTTGCCTTGGGCCCCAGGCTTCCAGGTTGGGTCTAGGTAGTCCGCAACGCGTTGCGGTTCGTTCGGGTGCTTCACGGTGGTGTTGCCCTGGTCATCCTCCCCAACGACTACCCGTTCTGTCAGCGGCAGTGTAATGCTGAGGTCAACTTTGTCTTTGTCGAGGATGTCGGCTTCGAACTGGATACCGTCTTTGACCTTGTCGAGGTTTTCCAGCAGCTCGGGCTGGTTGACACTGAGCCAGCCCAGGATCGGCAGGATCACGCTGTCGGGGTGGCCGGCGAAGTCGGTGAGGATGACCTGAAGGTCAAAGCTGTATTCAAACGACAAGGTATGCGCAGCGGTGCAACGAACCCTGCCGTTGTCGATGAATATCAGCAGGCGGTCGGGGTTGTGCTTGAATTCGGCGACAGTGGCCAGGAGGTGAGCGCGCAGGCTTTCTGCTTTGTTCATGGGGTGGCCTGCTGGTGTTTGTAGACCATATCGACTTGCGCCGCACAGTCGGCCCAGGCGGCTTCGGCGCGGTCTTCGTCGGTCAGTAGGTCACCGTTGTTGAGGGGGCTTGTCGCCGGGAGCTGGCACGGCACCACGGCCGGACAGCCAGTCACGATAAGCGGCGGCGCCGGTGATGGCGGGGCGCTCGCGCAGCCGGCGAGCAACATCAGGCAGAGGCTGAGCAGCCCAGTCGCGTAGTTCGTCGTTTTCACGTTTCAGTTCCTCTATGGTTCGCGCGCGCTTTGCCAGTGCCTGGCGCAGCTCATCCTGCTGGGCGCGCAAAACTGTCTGGTTGTCGCGCTCTTGCTTCAGGGTGGCTGTGAGCGTGGTGATGGTCGCCAGATTGCGGTCGGCGTCGTCGCGGGCCGTCTTGGCCGCACTCTTTGCCAGGTCTGTTTGGCTTTCGGCGGTATTGATGCGCTGTTGCTGGCCCCAGATCAGCAGTGCCAGGGCACCGAGCAGGGCAATGCCGTACAGGGCCTGGCGCAGGGTGCTCACGCGCGGTACCAGCCGAGTTTGTTCATGGCAGCGGCGTCGAGCTGCTTGATCGGGCCGCGTACGATCACGGCCCTGGCGTTGTTCATCAGCTGGATGCACTCGGCCAGGCGTAGCATGTCGTCTTGTTCGGTCGATTCCGGGACCACTAGCAGATCCCCGTCCCGCACGCGGAGTTTCTTCACCGCTTCGAAGTCAATCATGCCGCCACTCCTTGTCCGCACTCGCAGCCAGCGTGCCGCTCGTAGGCGCGCTGCAGCTTGGTGTCGTAAAGATTCCGCAGGTAATCCGGCCCGTTGTAGAGCCGGGCAAACTCGGCCCATTTGCGGGCTTTCAGTGCCTTGTGCAGCACCGGGTCGGTTTCAATGAAGCGCGTGAAAGCGTCGAACTGTTGCGATTCGCCGGCACTCATCGCCGCCACGAAGGCCTGCACGCTCGCGTAGCCAAGGCGCTCCCAGTGATAACCCATGATCTGGAAAGCGCCCCAGGATGCGGATTCAAGTGCGGCCGTGTCGTCGATCTGACGGGCCATGGCCAGGCGTTGGTGCTCGGCGGTACCGCCGATATAACCACCGGCCTTCGGGTTGATCAGGGCGGGGTTGGACGCGGCGAGTTCATTGGCATGGCGCTTGATTTCTGCGGGGTCATCGCCCGTGTGTCGAACCTTGGCGAGCTGGCGGTACATAACGTGCCGTTCGAACAGGATCACGGGCTTGCCGTTGTCGAGGAAGCCTTTGCCCTTGGACTCGACCTCATTGACCGCATAGATGCTTGCCAGCGGTACGTCCAGGCGTTCGGCTGCGGCGACAAGGTCGCTATTGCAAAGTAACTGGGCGCAGTCGCCGCCGGCCAGGCTGGCCTGGGTCTTAGTACCGGCAACGCCATCGGCTACCAGACCAGCTTTCACCTGGTACGCACGAACGGCCGTCTCTGTAGCGTCACCATAGTGGCCGTCAGGCACCAGTTTGGCGCCGTGCCTGTTGAGGTTCTTTTGCAGGATAAGCACCGCCTGCGAGCGGTCGCCGTGGCGAAGGGTGGTGGTCATGCGCTGGGCCTCAGCAGGGCGGCGACGTTGCCGCGTGAACGGAAAATCAGGATGCAGAGCAGCACGATGGACGCGGCCTGGCCGAGACTTGCTGGCTGGCGGTCCAGCAGGATTTCCAGACCGCAGATGCAAAGCACGGCGCCAAACAGGCTTGCAAGAAGAGAGATGCTGCGCCGGTACCGCGCATCGCCTCGGGTATAGCAGGCCAGGCGCAGTGCACTCAGCAGGTAGGCGATTGCCGTGATCAACTGCACGGCCAGTTCGATGTTCGGCATATCAGGCACCCCCTCGGATTCGACGCCAGATGTCCCAGATATCCGCCTTTTCCACCCACACCATCAGTTTGATGCTGATCGGGATGACCACCAGGGCACAGATAAAAGCGCTACCGCCGCTGGTGATGAACGGGATTGCTTGCAAGGCCATCGGCGCGAACAGATAGCCCACCCCGGCCGATAGGAACAGAGAGCCCAGGCGCTGCCAGACCTTGAGATCACGCTTGGTACTGGTGACCAGCCAAGCGCCGAGGATGGCGCCGAATAGCGCCCCGTCGTCGATGACTGGCGTCACGCTCGCCAGGCCCAAGCCAATGAGCAGGCCGGACACAACGCTGGAAGTCGGATCAGCCATGGTGTGGGTTTCCTTTGTAGCAGTGGGTCAGTCCCATAGGTTCACCATCTGCCGCTGGGGCGCGCTGGTTTGGGCTTCGGGCATGTTCACGGGGAGGCCGTGTGGCAAGACGGGGCCGTGGTCAGCTAAGCCGGGGTTCGCCTGTAACACCGCTTCGGTGACGCCCGCGGTTCGGCCGTAATACCGCCAACACAGCGCGTCGACGGTTTCGTTTTGATTGGCGCGGATGGTGACGGGCATCAGATCAGCTCCACGGTGGTGCGGTTTTTTCCGAGAAAATCACGGACTGCCCAGCGCAGATCGCGGCGGTAGTCGTCGATGGTAGGGGCGGTTTCCTCGGCTTTATTGTTCCCGGTGTTGGTCGCGCTGTAGTCGCGGTAACGCTCGCACACCTCGGCACCGGTAGCGGCTTCGATGGCGCGACGGTAGAGATGAGCCTGTACCGACACATCTTTGATGCGATCACCAGGGACGTCGGCCAGCGTCGCGTAACCAGCGGCTTGCTGAGCCGCTCGCCAGTCACTTAACTCGCGATTGAGGTCGATGGCGGCAGCGATCACGGCGGTTTCCAAGCGGGCCGGGGTGACGCTGGCGTCGATGCGCAGGGTGGCGCGCAAGTTATCCAGATCAATCGACGGCCAGAATGGGTCGGTGTTGATGTGACCGCTGGCGACGGTGCCGCTGGCTACAAATGCGCTCATAGGGAAAGGCCCCGGCTGTCCGTACGGGAAATCTCACGCCGGATCTGTTGCCTGGTGAATTCGGGGTGTTGCTTGCAGAGGTTGTCAAACGCCCGCACCGCGTTGCGATTCGCAAGGCCCCGTTCGTGCGAGTTGGCCGGCATGATGGCGCCGTGTATGACGGGGCCAGTGCAGACGGAGCGGTCGTATGTTTCTGTTTCGGCGACGTACTGTTCAGCCGCTGCAGACATGCGCCGTTCGGATTCCGTAGGAGTGAAAACACTCTGGTAGAGATTGGCAAAGGCGGTGTTCATGGCTGCTCCGATAGATCGCCGGTGGTCGGGGCTTCACGTTCAGGAGGAGCGGCCTGGCCGATCCGCCCCGAGCCGGCGGGGTGCGTGGGGACGCTCGGTTAGCTGCCAGTGGCAGCGTGTTTTTTCAGGAGGCGTTCGGCGCCGTCCAAATCTTTCTTGCCGCCGCAGCCGTCGTGTAGCTCGATCGCACGCTTGAGCAGGTCGATACCGGCCTGAATCTGTCCAGGCTGACCAGGCTCTTCGGCGCTGATGCCGTGCAAGGTGGCGCGGCCAGTTGCCAGGAACAGCTTGGCGCGGGCTTGGTCGGGCATGTCCTCGGCTTCGGTCAGTTCAACCGTGCGGTGCAGGATCGCTAAGTCGAAACTGCCGTTGGCCTTCTGCGCTTTCAGCGCGGCTGTAGCGATTTCTTCCGCGACCAGGCAACCGGTGGTGCGCTCGAAGCGGTCCGGCATGATCAGCTTGTGCTTGAGGACGTAGTCGGCGATGTCCAGCGCGCCGCTGTAGTCCTCAACATCGACGCGCCAGACCATGACAGTGGTCATAACGTCGTCCTGAGCACCGTTGCCAGCTTGGAGCACGCCCTCGACATACGGGATGTACTCAGGCAGCAGCTGCAGCTTGAGCGCAGCCTTGCCTTCGTTGGACTGGATGGCCTTCAAGCGCAAGCGGTCTTGCAGCAGCTGATTCAACTGATGCTCGTAGGCTGTGGCACCAGCCATGGATTGCTGCGGTGCTGTTTTTGCCGCCTCCATGGCCGCGCGTGCGCGGCGCTGGTGGGCTTGGGCGATGCTGAGTGCCATGGGGTTAACCCTCGCTGCCGGCTTCTTCGACTGGGGTGATGTTTTCCAGCAGGCAACCCAGGCCGTATTCCTCAACCACGTAAGCCTCGTTCGACGATTCGAAGTTGCTGACACGGTTCCACTCCGGCTCTTCCTTGAGGTAGCGGCGGCGCCCACCGATCTGCCAGTACACCGACAAGTTGGCGAACGTGGTGATGAGGATGGTGCCTTCAGGGATGTAAGGAACCTCGTACAGTGGTAGGCCACCGACACGGCGCTGCGAGATGATCAGGTCGCTCGCCAGGGTATTGGTAGCGTCTTGGTCCTTGTTGACCAGGGCCAGGAACTTGTCGTGCACCAACTCTCGGCCTGTCAGTACCACCAAACCAGGGTTACGGCGGTACCAAGGGTCGAGCAACTGAATGGCGTCATAGACCAGGGCGTCGATGTTTTTGAAGTCGCCGGTTTTACCGATGGTGATCTTGCCGGCGACGGCGCCTTCTTTCAGCACGCGGTCAGGCGCGTGAGTGCGGTATTGCTGGAGCCAACCGATGTTGACGTCTTCCAGCAACGGGTGCGCGGTGCGGTCGGTTTGTTCGGCGGCCGAAGTACCGTAGAAACCGATTTGGATACGGTCGAGCGCCTGACGTTGGGCAATTGCGCTGGCCAGGCGAGTCTGGAAGTCCGGGAACTTCGCCCAAGCGTCGAGCTGCTTGTAACTGACGTAGGTGTCAAAGTCGGTCTGCTCAGCTCGGTACTTGTCGCTGGACAGAGTGCCAATACTGCTTGGCTCACGCTTCTTGACCTTGGTGTTGGTGCGGCTGGCAACGGTGCCGCCGACGCCTAAGCCGACCTTTTCGCCTTCCTGTTCGTCGACGCCGATGACGTTGACTTTGGTCAGGAACTCGCTGGATTCCTGAATCTTGGTTTCCAGGCGCTGCTGAATAGTCGGGTCCACGCTGAACGTGGCGGTGGCCGATTCCACGCCGTTGATCTGTGCCACCTGGGCGAGGTAGCCAGTGAAGAGTTTTCGAGTGTCGTTACGCATGGGTGTCTCCGATAGTGGGCTGGGCGGTTGAGGCCGCAGGTCAGAATTCAGCCAGGGCTTGTTTGCCGCCGCCGGTTACCGGTGGGCGCTGGGTTTGGGAGTGGTCTTGTGTGTTGCCGAGGGTCGTTTTCAGCTCGACCAGGTCTTTGCTGAGCTGCTCGACCTTGGTGTTCAGTTCGGCGGAAAATTTCTTCTCGGCGGCGAGTTGATCTGGCAGGTCTTTGACGTGGTCGGCTATCGCTTCAACGGCCTGGCCGATCTGGGCGAACTCTGCATCGTCCTTTGCCTGTTTGCCGCCCAGCAACGCCTGGACCTTGCTGAAAAGCTGGGCGCCGAGGCCGGGCTTGTCTTCGACTTCTTCAAACTGCAGCTCGGTTTCCACTGCCTCGGTGAACATCGACGTCGCCGAGTAGTGGCGGTCTTTGAAGGGGCTGGATTCGGGCTTCTGCGCAGAGAAAGACAGTACGTCGGTGCCCAGGCTGGCAGGAGAGTCGGTCACCGCTAGGCCGACGATGTACGCCTCGCCGGTATCCGAGAAGCTGTCGTCAATTTCAATCGAGGTGTAGATCTTCTGCTTGGCCTTGTTCATGGCGATCAGGTCGGGTGTTGGCTCGACCTGGGCAAACAGGGCCAGCTTCTTCTGACCGTTGATTTCTACTTCTTCGGTCTTGACCGCGAGCACGTCGCCGTAGGCTTTGAACGGGCTGTCTGGCAGCAAGCTACGGAAGTGCTCCAGCCAGATTCGGGCGCCGTATGTGGAAGGGTTGAAGTTTTTCGCCGCTTGTTCCAGCCAACTGCGTTTGATGGTGCGCTTGTCCGAGGTAGCGCCCTCGACGGCGACACGGAACCAATTACTGCGAAATTTCTTCATGCCGGGAATCCTCAATGCGTTGGGCGCTAAGTGCGTTGCAATGAGGGGCATGGTCGTGACGCGCGCGAGTTGCGGCAACGGGACGGCATTGTAGAGGGCGGGATTACAAGGGGCGGCGCTACTGAGTCGCAGGCCAGAGCGGCAGCATCGCGGCCATGACTACGACCGAACTGCTCCCCATCGATCCCAGACGCCAATCCAAGTTCCTCTATTGGATGGGTTGGCGTATCTGCGAGATTGCCGAGGCTACGGGCGAAAAGGAAAAAACGCTACACAGCTGGAAGGCTCGCGACGAGTGGGACCGGGCCGACAACGTCGAGCGGATCGGCGGTGCGCTGGAAGCGCGTTTGGTGCAACTGATCCTCAAGGAAGGTAAGAGCGGCGGCGACTTCAAGGAGATTGATCTTCTGCACCGCCAGCTGGAGCGCCAGGCGCGCATTCAGCGTTTCCAAGGTGGCGGTACCGAAACCGAACTCAACCCTAACCTTGCCAAGCGCAACGAGGGGCCGAAGAAGAAGACGCCGAAAAACGACATCAGCGAAGACCAGATCGAGCTGCTGCGCGAAGCGTTTATCGATGGGTGTTTCGACTACCAGAAAGACTGGCACCGGGCGGGCAATCAGCGCACCCGCGTCATCCTCAAAAGCCGGCAGATCGGGGCGACTTACTACTTTGCCCGCGAGGCGTTCATTGATGCGCTGGAGACCGGGCGCAATCAGATATTCCTGTCGGCTTCGAAGAACCAGGCTTATCTGTTTCGGGGATACATCCAGGCATTTGCCCGCGAGGTTATTGGTGTTGAGCTGACCGGCGATCCCATCGTCTTGCCGAATGGCGCCGAACTGTTTTTTCTCGGTACCAACGCACGCACGGCCCAGGGCTACCACGGTAATTTCTACTTCGATGAGTTCTTCTGGACGTTCAAATTTGAGGAGCTGAACAAGGTCGCCTCCGGCATGGCGATGCACAAGAAGTGGCGCAAAACCTACTTCTCGACGCCGTCGACCATGGCCCACGAAGCCTATACGTTCTGGACTGGCGAACGCTTCAACAAAGGCAAGCCCGCGGCGCAACACACCAAGGTCGATGTTTCCCACGGCGCGCTCCAGCAAGGTCGGTTCTGCGAAGACCGGCTGTGGCGCCAGATCGTCACCATCCTCGACGCCGAGCAGGGCGGTTGCGACCTGTTCGACATTGAGGAGCTGCGCCGCGAGTACAGTCCCGAGGCGTTTGCCAACCTGCTGATGTGCGAGTTCGTTGACGACGGCGCGAGCATCTTTCCGCTGACGGTGCTGCAGCCGTGCATGGTCGACAGTTGGGTTGAGTGGGCCGAGGATTACAAGCCGTTTGCCATGCGCCCATTCGGTGATCGCCAAGTGTGGGTGGGCTATGACCCTGCGGAAACTGGCGACTGCTCCGGCCTGGTGGTGGTCGCGCCGCCGCTGGTACCGGGCGGCAAGTTCCGGGTGCTGGAACGTCACCAGTTCCGTGGGATGGACTTCGCGGCGCAGGCCAGCGTGATTAAAGCCGTTTGCGACCGCTACTGGGTGACGTACATCGGGATTGACGTTACTGGCCTGGGCAGCGGCGTGGCGCAGCTGGTGCGCCAATTCTTCCCTAACGTCACCACCTTCAGTTATTCGCCAGAGGTCAAGACCCGCCTGGTGCTGAAGGCTTACGACGTGATCCACCGGGGCCGTCTGGAGTTCGACGCCGGCTGGACCGACATGGCGCAATCGTTGATGGCGATCCGCAAGACCATCACCGCAGGCGGTCGCCAATTCACCTACACCGCCGGCCGCAACGACAACACCGGCCACGCCGACCTGGCGTGGGCGCTCTTTCACGCATTGCACAACGAACCGCTGGAGGGGCAGACCTCTGCCAACACCGGACGGATGGAGATTTTTTGATGTCGAACCGCCGCAGAAACAACAAGCAGCTCGCCCAGGATCCCGCAGTGGTGACGCAGGAATTTATCCCGCGCAGTGACAGCAAGATGGAGGCGTTCAGCTTCGGCGATCCGTCACCCGTGCTGAGCGGTCGGGAGGTGTTCGACTATCTGGAGTGCTGGTTTAACGGGCGCTGGTACGAGCCGCCGCTGTCGTTGGATGGCCTGGCACGGTCGGTGGGTTCCAGCGTGCATCTGCATTCGGGCTTGATGTTCAAGCGCAACCTTTTGAGCAAAACCTTTATTCCGCACCGGTTGCTGTCGCGCGCGGCGTTTGAGCAGTTCGCGCTGGATTTTCTTTGCCTGGGCAATGGTTATCTGGAGGGACGACGTTCGATGCTCGGCCCGGTGCGTGAGCTGGTGCCGCCGCTGGCAAAGTACATGCGCCAGGGCAAGGACGGCCGGCAGTTCATGGTTCAGGGCTGGAAGGAAGAGCACGAATTTGAACCGGGTACTGTTTTTCATCTGCGGGAGGCGGATCTGCATCAGGAAGTGTACGGCCTGCCCGAGTGGATCAGCGCTTTGCAATCGGCCCTATTGAACGAGTCAGCCACGCTGTTTCGCCGCAAGTATTACGAGAACGGCAGTCATGCCGGTTTCATTCTCTACATGACCGACGCTGCGCAGAACGAAGCGGACGTCGACTCGCTACGCAAAGCGCTGAAGGACTCCAAGGGGCCTGGCAACTTCCGCAACCTGTTTGTGTATTCGCCTAACGGCAAAAAAGACGGGCTGCAGATCATTCCGGTCAGCGAAGTGACAGCCAAGGATGAATTCAACTCGATCAAAAATCAGACCCGCGACGACGTGCTGGCCAGCTTGCGCATTCCGCCGCAGCTGATGGGCATCGTGCCGCAAAACGCGGGTGGGTTTGGATCGATCAGGGAAGCGGCGCAGATCTACGCGGCCAATGAACTGGAGCCGATCCAAGCGCGTATGGCGCAGGTGAATGAGTGGCTTGGGGAAGAGGTCGTGCGCTTCAAACCCTACGAAATTCCCGTAGGGGCATAAAACCCCCTGCGCAGTAAACGAGGCGACGAGCTGGTGCGCTAACACCCGCTCGACGCTGAATCACTCGAAAGTGCCGAGTGCTCCAACCAAGGCCTCGCCCCACTGCGCAGGGGGTGCGAAGCCTAAGCGAATCCAATTTTCAAAACAAGGATCACTTATGAGCACACCAATTATCCCGTGGATGGGCGGCAAGCGCCGCCTGGCAGATCGTCTAATTCCACTGTTTCCGCCTCATGAATGCTACGTCGAGGTCTTCGCTGGCGGCGCGGCGCTTTACTTCATGCGTCCCCAGGCTGCACCGGTCGAAGTTCTCAACGATATCAACGGCGACCTGGTGACGCTGTACCGCGTCGTGCAGAACCACCTGGAAGAGTTCGTGCGCCAGTTCAAGTGGGCGCTCAGCTCCAGGCAGGTGTTTGAGTGGCAGAAGATGACCCGGCCCGAGACGCTCACTGACATCCAGCGGGCAGCGCGGTTTTTCTATCTGCAGCACCATGCTTTCGCGGGAAAGGTCAGTGGGCAGACGTTCGGCACCGCCACCACGGGGCCGGCCATCAACCTGCTACGGATCGAGGAGAACCTGTCAGCAGCGTGGCAGCGCTTGTCCGGTACCTACGTCGAGAATCTCGGTTGGCTTGAGTGTGCCGAGCGCTATGACCGGCCACATACCTTCCATTACATGGATCCACCGTATTGGCAGACCGCCGGTTATGGGGTGGACTTCCCCTTCGAAAATTACGAGCGGATGGCCGAGTTCATGCGGCGTTGCAAGGGCAAGGTGATGGTGAGCATCAACGATCACCCCGATATCAGGCGGGTGTTTGAGGGGTTCCACTTCGAAACGGTGGATATTCGATACAGCACGGCAAACCAACGCCTGGCGAAGGCCGAAGTTAGCGGCGAGCTGGTGATCATGAACTGGGAGCCCAACGCCTTCGGCGGACTTTTCTAACTCACCGGCTGGATCAAACTGGGGCCTTTGTTTTTCACGTTGCCCACCGCAACGTCGACCTTAAACCATTCAAAGGCCTCTGCCGGCTCGCCCTGGTGCAACACCATCTGCTCGGCACGTTCCTTGGGCGTTGCCGGGTCCAACCATTCACGGGCCAGGTCCGGGGTCAGCACCACGGGCCTTCTGTCGTGAATGTCCACCATGCCGCCGGCACTGTCTGCGGTGATAATCACGAAGCCGTCATGCTCGCCTGGCCCCTCATCGGAGTCAGGTAGCTGGCCGATGGATGCACAAAGTACCGGCGCGCCATCCCGTCTACGGATCAGGTAGGGCTGTTTTTTCGGCCCGCCTTCATCGACCCATTCAAACCAATTATCTATGGGCGCGATTGCGCGATGCGGCCAGATCGAGCGGAAGAACGGCCCATGAGCGACCTTCTCAACTCGGGCATTGATTGGCGCGGCTCGGTCCTTTGCCCAGTGCGGTCGCCAGCCCCAGCGCACTGGGTCGGCGTGCAGCAGCTCGCCCTGCAGGTGCAGTAGTGCAACCTGGGTCGTAGGAGCGACGTTATAGCGGTCAAGCGGCAGATCCCCTACGGAATTAGCCAGCGCGTTGGGCATGCTCAACGCCGCAACGAAGTCGTGGATGCCGCTGTACTGCGAGAGCCTTCCGCACATATCTGTTTCCGCCTATCGGTCCTGGTGAACAGCCGCACCCCGGCCGGTCTCTATCGAGTAGACATCTGGGCGGGAGATTCGTCATGACAACCGATATACAGCAGGTTAACGAGATGGAAGCCTGGTTTGCGCTTCTCAGTGACGCCGAGTTTGAGGCTGGGTCGCCAGAGTACCGTTATGAAACACGCCTGGCGCTGGCTGACAGCATGCTTGAGCGCAAGGTGATCGATTGCGGCGAATGGCGGGAGCTGGTTGACGAGGCGGTTTCTGCTTACGCGGACGATGTTGGTTGACTGCTCGTTTTAGGGATGAAGCCTTGGCCCGCGCAGTTCATGCAGTCCTCTCGCAGCCCAAAGCGGTCAAGGCAAGCGGCGCACTTGGTGAACTTGGCCGTTACCAGCAGAGGTCTGGCTATCCTATAGCTTTCGAAATCGTGCTCCTCTAAGGCGATCTGTGCGCAATCTACCACCGTCCGATAAGCATCCGCGTCGCAAATGATTGGATAAACCTTTCCATTAATAACTTGTGCGGTCTGCACCAAATCATACAACTCACCACATGGAGCGGTAAGCAACAGCCCCTTAATGGGCCAGGCTTCATCGTTACTGCGGAATACCAAGCGCAGGTCGTGCTTTGTGCCAAATACCTTTCCATCAAACCCATCCGCTCCTGGCCCGGTGGCTGAATAGTATGTGTTGGCATCGATCCGCCCAATGCACACCGCTCCGGCTTTGCGCACTACATCGTAGTGGCCGCCAAACATGTACCCCTCTGCGGCGGTAGCCAGCTCTTCGACGGCATGCCAGTAAGCCGCATCAGCCTGCTCGTCCATTTCCAGCTTTTCCATTTGATCAATCACGCCCGCCTCTAGCATGTCCTGGGCTTCCAACCGGCACGACACTCTATGGGCTTCGGGGTGATCCATTCGGTACACACCGTCGTCAAGAGTTCGACGCCATTTGGCGAGCCAAGCCGTTTTGAGTTCTGTAGGGGACATGCGTTTGACTGCTTATTTATTACTGTATGTGCGTACAGTAATCGAGGTTTGGCGAGGACGCGATTTGAGGCGACGAGCTGTAGGAGAGGGGAGTGTTGCCAGACCCGATGGGGATTTGACGTGCTACACGGGGCGGTGACGTGCTACGGGCCGAGGGTAGGGTGGTCTGCACCGGGCGCGCGCCGTCGTCCCCCCACCTCGCCTGCGGGCTAAATGGGTCGTTTTTTCTGCGCACCTGCATACCACTCCCGACGGCGTAGGCTGGGGGCTTGCTCGGCGTTTTAGAGGGTGCAGAAAACCTGCGGAATCCTGCGAAGGTGGATGTTTTTGGCAATCCTCATAAGCATGCAGACACAGCTGAATTCAGTAGGTCCCTCGGGAAAAAGGTTAGTTTTTTTTTGAGGGGGGGGTTGTGACTTGGAAGGCCCGTGTTTGTTGGGCTTGAGACCTAACTTTGATGGGTTAGGTTGGGTTAGGTCAAAGGTTAGTAATTCGTAAACTACTGTTTTTAAAGGAATTAATATATTGAATATTTAACGCTAATAAAGGTTAGGAAATAACCAGACCTAACCCAAAAGCTAACCTTGCCAACCATTCGAAAAGCCATAACAAACAAGGCTTTCAAGGCGATCTGAAAAAAACTAACCCTCCTAACCTCTTTCCCGTGGGTCAACATGAAAGCGCGAGAGGTGTCTAGGGCGGGCTGCTTTTGAGGCTTTGTGCGGCATTGCGCAGTACTCACGACCTTTGCGTTCACACGCCCACACTCTCGCTCACACAGCGTCAGATATTTACGTTTACATCGGATGTTGGAATCGGGGCGACAGGCATTGGCGATCAGTACCATGGCGCAACATCAAGCGTGCCTCCTGACTCGAACGATAAAGTCACTGACCTGCGCCGGTGTCAGGCAATTCAATTTCCCGAAGGTCGCCAGGTGCTGAATCATTGCTTCATGACTGCCGGGTTGCCGGGCGATCATGCGACGGCAGGTCTTTTCCAGGATCAATCGCGCCATCTGCGGGTTCTCGACCTTCGTCGCATCGAAGGCCAGCGCGATGGCGGTGGCCAGCTCCCCCAGGTCCGGGTCCTTGCGTTGCAGTGCCCTGAGCGCATTCATCTGCCGTGCGGTGATGGGTAGCGACACGTCTCTCGTCCTTAGCGATCATGCTCAGCTGTTATCAAGGGCAATGGTAGACCAGGCTCCCGGGGTCTGGTTTCCGCCAAGCGCAAAAAAGCCCGCCGGAGCGGGCCTTGATGTGGGGGGCCATTGAACATAGGGCGCGTTATTCGAATCTACCTACTACTCCTTTGGCACCCAGCGGCCACGGACGTATTCGCCTTGCGGTTCGTCAGGATCTATCTTGCGACCTAGCACGTACTTGATGTGACTTTGCGCTTCGGGCACGGTCCCCTGCACGACGGCCAACAACGTCCAACCTTCGGCCAGCCGCTTGTTGGCTTCTTCCGCACCGAACGCCTCGACAACTTCATTTACATTTTCAAACGTCATTGCAACTACTCCTTGGAGGGACGGGTCGCCGTAGACACAGCAACGCCGCGCTGGGGTTACCATTCGTGCGTTATTAACGCTCAGGCACTGCTGCGTTCCTAACACGGCTTTGTCTTTCCAACCTATCAAGGTCAGTTATGACGTCCTTTAGATTTTGATCTCGATTCCACTCATCTGGTAGAGGCGTATCAACGGGAAGTCCTGCATGAGTGCGCAGTTCCTTTATTAGTTCTGACGCTTGTAATCCAAGGACCGCATAACCCCTCCGTCTAGACCAAAAAAAATCGGGATGGTCTGGCGGGTCATAATTGAACTCTTGAATTCCTCGAAGCTTTCCATGGAGTTGGTCTTGTTTGTCGGGAAGCCGAAGAATCGAGTACATCAACTCTTTAGGTAACACCCTCCAATCGACATCAAGTTCTAATGGATTGAATACAGGTACCACAGTGGTGGCCTCATAATGACCATCCTGCCCCGCTGGTTTGCCCTGATAGGTACCATCATCTATGCACACGTCGAAGCACTGCGTTGCAAACCGGTCCAAATGCGAAACGACAATAATGCCGAGGTACGTCGTATTCCGGCTAACCGTGTTGCGTGTGACCCACCGTTCTTTAATCAGAACAAATAGGTTGCCGAACAACACCCCGCTGATACCTGCCGCTGCTGAGATGATGGCCGAAACGTTCCCCGAATCCATGGTAGTCCCTGCATAAACGTAGCGAATAGATGCTGAGTGTAGACGCAGAAACTAATAACACGCGGAGTAGTAGATGAGGTCGGATTTGGCGTGTAGCCTCGGGCTTCAAGCATCATACGCCGCGAATCGAGCAGCAGTAGTTCCTTATCCTCTCATTCCAACTTTACGCGCCATAATAGAGCGCCAGACCCATCGTGGTCCCATGAGGCCATTTTTCGAACACAAATAACCACAAAACCCCGACTTTCTCTAGGAAAGTCAGGGGATTGAGTTTTCATAATTTGGCGGTGAAGGAGAGATTCAAACGCCCGGTACGTTGGAGTCTCTTTCCGCATTGGCGATAAATTTTTACGGGCGATCCTGCTTCTTCAGCTTGGCTAAGCCTTGTTTGATGTGGCCTGCATTCTCACCAAGCGTTTGAAGGGCGCCACGGACGTTTCCACCAGTCGTCAATTCGCCACGCTCTTCTGTCCATAACACCAGCTCCATTACTGCCGCCTCTAACGCCAGTTGGTTCTCATACATCCTTTCCAGCACATCCGCTAGTGAGTATTCGCTCGCCAT